CTCTGGTGTGACTATTCTTTTAATTAATGGCTGAGTTACTGCAATAAGTCTTGTCTGCATTATATTTTAATAAAGTTTTTATTTTGTTTGTTGTACAGTTATATTTTTTGCTTAAAAAATTAATAGATGCCCCGGTATTATAGTCTTGTAAAACGTCTTTTTCAATATGTTCAGGAAACTTTGTACGTAAATAAGTTTTATACCCTATAAGAATACGCGTACTGTCTTTATGAGACTTACCATACATAGAATTATTTTTACCGCTATGATTCACTCCTGGTTTAAATCTACCTTGAGAATTTAAAAATTCTTTACTTACTTTACCTTCCTCATAACGTTTTTTTGAAGATGCGGAGATTTTTTTAATAATTTGTTCTCTATTAGGGTGCATACTTATAGTATCTCCACCCCCGGCAGACTGTGCAACATTTAATAGTAATGCGGTTTTTCTGTATTTATTTAAATAATATTGCTCTCTAATTAAAATATCCTGCACAGTACAAACTTCTAATTTTAGAAACAGTAAGTCTTTTTTACCGTGTTTATTATATATTCGCTGTAAATGAATGTTGTGATGTTTATTGTTTTGTAGCTTATTATAGTGCCATTTCCAACGAGATTTTATTGTTTTGCTACTACCTATATAAAATCTGCCAGTTTTTTTGCTTGTTATTGCGTATATATAACACGACATACATATACTTAGTTCAAACGGGGTTAAGATTCAAGTTTGTTTGCATTTAATTTTTGAAAATTCTATTAAACCTCTCATGCCTTTATGACAGTTAGGTAAAACAAACTCGACTGGCACACTACTAGTGTTAGTAGCAATGCACATTTCATTAAAGTCTTTATACGGTACTGAAGGCCATATAAATACCGTTTCTCCTTTTTCTAAAAGCTCTTTAGTTACTTTATAAGCAGTTTTATCTACCCATTGATTATCTAATACATAAATTAAACTATGCATAGGATACGCTTTTTGTAACATATCTAATTGCTCCTCTGTAGGGTGTATACCAGCTAATGCTACACTATTACGCAAAAACATAGCATCAATAGGCCCTTCTTGTAAGAATATATAATCTAAATCAGGAGATACTCTGTCTAAATTAAAGACTCCTTTATCGCTGTTTACTTTAGATAGATACTTTGCTTTATCTTCATCTTCTTTATATAAAGCTCTTGACTGATATGTTACAATTTTACCTTCTGTATTATAAAAAGGAAACACTACTCTATTCTTATGAGTCATATCAGTTAGACTCAACCAAAGAGTTTTAGGTTTATTAATAGCAATGTTTAAACGTCTCTTATTGATAAACTCAAGAGCATCCCTAACTACCTGGTTTTCTTTATAAAATGATACCTGATTACTGTCGAATAAATTAATACTATCGTACGGTAAGGGATTAGGATTAGCTTTCTTATAAAAGCTAGACTTTTTAATAACATCTTCAACAGTATCTGCATATGAACCGGATTGTGATAGTATTTCATTAAGCGGTAAGTTTGTCATGTCCTTAACAAACTCTAATCCGTTTTTACTTTCATTACAGTTATGACAATATAGATGATCTTCCTCAGGAATATAAAAGAACCTACGTTTCTTACCAGCGCTTTTACCTTCGTGGCAATATGGACATTCCGCATTATACGTGTTAGTAGTCTTTCTAGAGACTGGACGTTTAGTATATTGAAAAAACGTCTGTATAATAAAATTCTGAGGAACGATCATAAAGTAAATATAGTATATGGGGTACCCTAAAAATAGCAAATGGATACAGGGAATTTATACACCGATAAATAAAAATAAATATGTCGGTAGTACTAATCCTGTGTACAGATCAGCTTTAGAGAGAGATTTCTTTTTGTTTTTTGATCAAAACCCTAACGTTACCGCTTGGGCAAGTGAGGGTATAGTTGTGCCTTATTATAATGATGTTGATCATAAAGTACACAACTATTATGTAGACTTAGTTGCTGCTATTAAAGATAATAATGGCAATATTCAAAAGTATTTAATCGAACTTAAGCCTTTCTCTCAAACTCAACCACCCGTACAATCAAATAAGAAGAAACGAAGCACAGTATTGTACGAACATTTAATGTATCACAAGAATCAGTGCAAATGGAAAGCCGCGAGTGAGTACGCGGCTAAGAAAGGTATGAAGTTTGTTGTACTAACTGAAAAGTACCTTACAACTCAGTAGGATCAATTGGCTCATCACGCATATTGATCTTAGGCTCGTTGTAATCAATTTCACCTGGCTCTTCTTCCGGTTCGTCTGCAACTGCTTTTCTACCCGGACGTCCCTTTGACTTAAACCCGTGCATCTTGTATAGTGCTTGGCGTACTCGATCGTACTTTGCTGCTAGCTCTTGTTTACGTAAAGCTTCTGAATCAGGTTCTTGTTCGATATCTTCTCCAGCTTTTACGTCTGCAATAGCAGTCTTTATTACTTCTGGGTCTAAATTAAGAGGTGTTTCTTCTGAATCCTGAGCATTAATAGCAGACATAACCTCTTCAGGTGTTGCCTCAGGGTTATGTTGCAAATATGTTGCCACAGCTTCTTTAGTTCTTAATGTGTCAGGTAATTCTTTATACTTTATACCAACCGGTTCAGCTACTGATGCAGCAGCAGGAGCTTTTGCCACGGTTCCTACTTTACCAGCATTGAATTCTTTTCTTGCGTAAGCATAAGCAGTTGCAGGAGATAAGCCCTGCTTCTCAAGCTCAGCTGCTCTTTTTAAAATAGCTGGATTCTTTGGCTTTGCCATTTCCGCTTCAAGTGCGGACTCAGCAATAAAATTAATAGCATCATCGAATTTCATATGATACAATACTTACTATAATTTAAACTGTTTTTTATCCGTTAATCCTAATTGATCAGCTAACATTTGTTGTTCTGCTATGTCTTTAATTAAAGAATCTTCTTCTCCAAAAAATTCACAACTATTATTAATGTACATATTCATTATAGCGATACGCTCTAACGGATTTCCGTAAACAGGTATAATGGGTGGTGTGTCATCATTATCAAAGAAACGAGACCTACCAGTTTCCCAAGCTTTAAATATACCATCAAACAAGAGTGCTATCTCTCCTCGATAAATAGGGTCAATATCTCTATTCTCTTTAGTCTGAAGTAGTACGTCATTTTCTTTACATAAAGGAATATAAAATATAATTGAATAAGACTTAACTGCTTCTCTTACTTGTATTACAGTCTTGTCAATAAAAGCTTCATCAATATCTCCTAAACCTTTTTCGAAGAGCCATAACGAATAAACTAAATTATCGATAGGGGTACGGTCAAATACCATTTTCTTTTTACCGTAGTTAGCCATTGCTTCATCAACAAGGAAGTTAAGAATCTCTTGTTGAGAGGCTTTAGTACCGTTTTTATTGATAGGTAGTTTCTTGTCTTTAATTAAATCCCGGTATGTCTTTTCAGGTTTAGTTAACTGAGGCCACTGCAGTAACATATCATTTACTAGAGTGGTTTTACCGATACATTGTGTACCGATAATACCTATTTTATTAAGCTTAGTATTACTCATTTATTAGATTTATTCTTCTTAGCCGATTTAGCAAATTCTCTCTGTATTTCATTTTTTGCGTTAGATTCTGTTACGGGGTCTTGAATACTAATATCATCATACGATGCATCTTCCCCGTTAACGTCTACCCAATCAAGTACACAGTTGTCGGGCGGGTTGTAACCTATAGCTTTAACAAAAGCATTAAACTCTTCTGTTAGTTCCTCTAAGTCGGCTTGACCGTCAAAAGTGATTTCAACTTTACGAGGTGTACCGACGTTAATATCATCTTTAGTATGCTCTAACGTGTATATAAACTTAATTTCTTGTTTCATATGTTATACCATTTCTTCGATAATACCGAGTACTTCTGCTACGATTAGCAAAATACCAGTAACCCAAAATGCACCAAAGCAAAGGCATGTACCCGCAATAATGCGGATAATGCTTTTAATGATGCTAATATTTTTATGTTTTTTAGGATCAGGAATGTCGTTCATATATTAAACTGATAACGCTTTATCCCATAATTGTAAATGTAACCTATTAGAGAATTTAAAATTATACTTCTTGCACAATTCAGCTACTATAGGAC